CGATGAAAGGAAACGAACTCGTCTTCAGTTTTAAAGGTGGGTTCCGTACCTCCCCCACCACCGGTCATTACACCGCCGAGGGCGAACTTGGATTTTGAACGAAATCCATTACTTGAACCAAGCGTTTGTTGTAAATTTTCAACCTTGAAAGCCCTATCTGAACCATGGGTACTATTGGCGTAAATACCCATATCGAATATGTTAGCACCGACTTTTGGAATTCCTGAAACACGCTGTTCAGTAACCATTGAGTTAGTGGGTACTCCTTTATCATGATAGAAATCGGTCAGAGTATTATACCTATTAAGTCTTGCTGTTACTCCCTGCTTGGTTGCCTCCGCACGGGGATTCACTGTTCGTGTTGCATCACTGGCAACCTTGGTTCTTCCCAGGTCATTAATCCTGGGTAATCCCCCTCCTCCTGCGTATTCAATACCAGGCTTAACGGTCTTATCACCCATACCGGCATTCATGATTTTACCACCCTTTCTAAATGGCAAAGGGTATAATGTCACATCTATACCCTTCCTTAAAACATCTCTGCGTTTGTTGTTCATAGCATTTAATGAAAAGCCTGACCTTCTAAAATTCTTTTTCGTAATTCCTTCCGGCGCCTACCGGAGAGCATTATTTTATAATCGGTTTTTAATCCCTCAACTTTCACCGCGTAAGTCTTTCCATTCGTCTCCCAGTTCACATGTCCCCTGTCTCCTACGCTACCGATGACCCAGAACCGGTAAGGCTGAGTCTGAATTCGATTACTCTCCATCAGGTTGTCAACCATCTTTCGCATCAGTATCGATACGAACTTATTATATGTGTTCTCACACCACTCTTTCCTCTTGCGTCCGCAGCTGTTTGGGTGATACAGCTTACTGANCTCATCTCTGTGTGCCAGTAAGGTGTTGGCTACTGACCTTCTCCATCCAATATCCTTTGCGTTGCTTATCCGTTGAAAAACAACCCTCCCGCATGGGAGTATAAACTGCCTCTTCTTCATTTCTCCGTCATTCTTTGGAAGTGCTTGTTCTTCAAGTAAAGTGAAGCACCCCTGGAGAGTTTATTCTTCCGGATGAGATACTGATAACTCATGTGGCTCTCTCCGGTAGCAAGCTCCCCGCATAATCTTTTCTCATCAAGGGGTTTAAACATTTGAGTGATGTCCTTATTCCAGAACTGGAAGTTGAACTTCCCGTCCTCCATCGTCTTTTCAATATGTCTAAAGAACCTTTTTGTGAGTCCTCTCACCGTCTGTGGAGGAAGGTTAATGTCCATTTCTTTTAACTCCTGGCGAATCTCATCCGCTAAATCATCTAGTGTTAGGTCGCGCATTCGGAATATCTGATTGGGTGTTTGGTTGAGGTGAGACACGGTACATCGTACGCAGGTACGACTCGGCAGTCTTGCCAATAAGCTGGTCAATCATTCCTCCCGGCATCGGATACGGCGTCACCTCATTATCGTATCCATAAATGGCAAGCTGGTCCGGATATTCAAATACACCCCAAAGCGATATAAACTTTGGAGAGATGTTTCTGAGCCGAAGCATCCCGTCATCATAAATGGCCGTCGCCTTACTGCCTACGAAACGGTCGTGTTTGAAATTATCTGAAGTGTCTCCGCTGACAATGCGATACGGGGATTTGCCATCCTTTCCGCCGACGTAGCCAATAGCCACCTCGTTGTTTCGCATTCGGTGTACCCGTGGAATCTCCACATACAATTCACCCGTTGCNTCTTTTAACACCGGCAGGTTATGAATGAGCTGTGTGAATCCAGTATAAGGTTTTCGAAATAGCGATACCTTATCCATCTCATCCATCAGGCGCTGACGGAAAGTATTGACTTCAGCAGCAACCTGGCCCTCGGACAAAGAGGTATTGGTAACCCCCTCAGAAGAGGTTACAATGTTCATAACCGCGGCAACTATTTCAAACTGGGTCATTTGGATAAAGTAAAGAGGAAAAGGGTGCTCACTTAAGAGCACCCTTTCTTGAATGATTAAACGTTCACGTCACCTACCAACAAATCCATATTTGTTGCCAGGGTAGTACCCGTCTTTACCCAAAGTTTATAACCTGTGCGCTGTACGCCCGGCACTTCACTGTGAAGGCTTCCATCGGCATGGCCCAGGAACGGCGCGGCTTCCACCTCGAAGTAGTAGCTGTTGTACTGATTACCCGGGAGGGGCATCCAGTTTACGTTCCGGTCGAAATCAAGATTCTTCGCCCACTCGATGTTCTTCAAGTAGTCATAGGTGTTGATAGGGAGGGATGCGCCTGCCGTTACAGCATTGGTATCCTCGGCAGTGTGATACACCGTCGTACCCGCGGCAACTTTTGCAATGGAAATTCCGCTTGCACCGCTTCCAACATACAGGTCAACTTTAATACCTGTCTCTTTCGCAATCAGGACAATCTTTGCAGAGTCATCCTGAGCGGGGCCGACATTATTAAAACCTGCATAGGCAGTAACGGGGGAATTCAGGTCGGCATTGATGGTTGATACCAGCTCGGCTACCGTTGTTGCTGCGGTAGTCGTCGCGTTGGAAGTTTGGTAGCGCTTCTCATTGGGACGGTTCTGAAACTCGGTCGGAGTCAGGTCAACACTGTCTGTTACCAGACGGAAGATAGTCCCTGCAGCAATACCGGCAGCAGACGTGACCGTGTAGGCAGCTTTTTCACCAGCTCCGGCAACGGGGGTATCCTTGATGATGCGCGTGGAAGCTTTCAGTAATGCGAGCTTTGAGCCCAACACCAGAGAGAGAAATCCCTCCAGGATAAATCCACCCGCCGAAGGGGTGCAATCGCCATCAGCATAGGCTGTTCCGTCGTCCTCTCTGAGAACGACCTGGGTATCATCATTTACAATTATTTGTTTAACGGGAAGTTTCATTTATGTGGGGGTTACAAGATTTATTGTTGTTGGTTTTGCTGCGCGGCCACGGGGAATCTCGGAGACTCAATGTTCTCCAAGAATACTTCGCGACACTTGCCGATAATTTCAAAGTAGACGTAGTTGCGTTTAGTCCCGGTGTTGAATTGTAACGTTGTGTTATTGACCTCAAGACCGAAATCCGAAGTTTTATCCGGATTCAAATAAATAAGGTCAGGCTCCTTCACGAAATCAATCCAAAGGTTCACCCCTGCGTTGGGGTCTGCGACGGTTGAATCCCAGACTAGCTGGATATCGGTCCCTGCTATTTCATAGTAGTATTGCTTGTAGTTGGGACGGGAGAAGGCGTTCTTAAAACGAAAACCTTTTTGTCCGGACTTTAATCTATCCGGATAAAACTCCTCGACCTGGTCATTCGAATACCTACCGATAGCGGTTTTAAATTTCATCGCTACCTTCACGTGAAGCATGTGCCTATACGTCTCTGGGAGACTCACCTTGCCGGATGCAAGGGTAAGTGGGTAAGCAAGGGTCAAAAATGACCGGATGTCATCCACTTCCTTTTGCATCACGTCAAAGAACTTATAATTGTGGTCGATGTAACGCGATACCGCCAGCGGAAAAAAGTAGTTAAAATCACCCACCGAAAAGGATGGGGACTCGTACTTGTCGAGTTCACGCTGAACATCACGGTATGCGTCAATCGCCTTCATTACTCTACTGCAGTCTTCGTTTTCTCAGCCAGCATCGTCTTCATTGCTTTGACGCGCTCAGCATTTTCCTTTGCAAGCAAATACTCAACAACCATGTCGGGGCTGTGACCCAGGGTCACTCCATCAGTCCCACCAAAGTAGAATACGCCGTCTTTTGCGCGTTCAATCACACTCCACTTCACAATTTCATTGAAGAAAATCTGAGCATTCGACCTTGCCTTGTTGGCCGGGTTAATGGCTTCCAGGACAGCTTTCACCGTTGCCTTGCTACTTGCTTTCGACAGGGCGTAGTCAAGCAATTGCTCGGGGAGGAAAGTTTCAGCAGCGCTGAGTCCAAGTGTTTTGCACACGTGCAAGAGATTGCTCTGAGAGAGCTTTCTTACCTGGTAACGCGCCTCATCAATGTCAACCATTGAATCCACACGCGCCACCGCATCTTTCACCGCATCAGCGATGTAAAAGCGGGCCGTGCGCTGGTCTCCCTTTTCCTTGTCATGGGCAATGTAGGGGTGCTTCTGAAGCCATACCCAGTTGATTTTGTCAGCTGGGTTGGTCTCAATGTTGAGCACTTTACCGTCTTCCAAAAGCACCGAAGTGTGTGGGGTGACGACGTACTTCAACTTTCTCTTATCTTCTTCTGTGAGTAGTTCAAAGTAGCCACTCTCTCCCTGACCCGTCCACACCATTCCGGTATGGTCCTCCTGCGGGCGAGCCCGGAGGGGGAGTTGGGTCTTGGGGTTATAGGCCACAAGTGTGATAGTTTTCGCTGCAGTCTTTGACGGCATCGATTCAGTGAGGACTTCCATAGTTATTGAGTTATGCTTTGCATGTTAAAATTTCGACTTAGATAATTTTCTTCTCAAGAATCATGGAAGAGTACGGATTGTGGAGAACCACGCCCGAAGTTCCGATGATGACTTTAGAAGACCCGTCCAGGGTAGAGGATGCCTCGCCACTGGTTCTTCCGTCCTGACCGCCGATACCGTTCACATGACCAGTGATGAAAGAACGACCGTCCTTAGCAATCATCTGGATGTTTTTCACTCCGTCATAAGTAGACATGTCGATGAACATGAACTTACTGGACTCTATCGGTTTCCCGTTGGAGTCTTTTTCGGAGATGTTAGCCGGGTGGTCAAATACGTTGTTCACGTTTACAACCACAGTATTGCCCTGGAAGGTGTAGGCGTTGTACTCAGCACCAAGCTGAATTTTGCCATTCCTTGTTTGGACATAAGAGTTGGGTTGCAGGGTCCAGTTGGCCTTGTGCTCGGCACGCATGATTTTACCGAATGCCTTATAACCTTCCGCACCGGTGGTCAGCATCCAGGTATTGCCCGTGCGCTTGGGAGAGCGTAAAGACAAATCTGAAAGTGCGTCCTCGATGAGGTCGATGTTCAGGCTCGTGTAAGTCTGCTTTTGAGAGTCGGCCATTTGGGCAATAAGACCATCACCTTGCACAATATCCTGACCGGTCCGAGGGTCCTGCAGGAAGCAACGACCATTGGCGTCCATGGTAGAACGTCCATAAATCAATTGCATCTCTTTGCGGAAGTGATAAATCTCCATCGCGCTGCGGAAGAGCTCATCAGTGACGTAATTAAACTTCACCGCTTTACCATTGTGCGGGACAATGTCCTCAATGATATACTTGGTTGCTGCGGCGTCTGCAGACCAGCTCCAGTCGTAACGTACCTTGGTCAGGTAGTTGACATGCTCTTCGGAAGCCTGAGTGGTCGAGATGTAGCCTTTGTCGGAGAGTTCCGGGTAAGCCACACCTGCAGGGCCTGATTCCTTATCTGGCTGGAGAAGGTTGGTGTTCACCGACTCAGACATGGTGTTCGTGTTGACTTTCACAGTGTACTCGAAAGTACCCTCCTTAATGAAAACCGGTCCAGACACCACAAACAGAAGGGTACCATCTTCCACTTTGATGATGTCGTAAGGGTTGTAATAAGAACTGCGGAACGCAATCACAAACTCGGTTCCATTGCCTCCAAGGGTTGAGCCCGCACTAATCGTTCCACCGGTCACCCGGGGGGCAAATTTCACGCGAGGGGTTTGGTGGCCACGGATTTTCCACTTGTACGCTTTGTCGTTGATACCGACGAAAGAGTCACTCTTTTCCTTAATGTCATAAATCTCTCCAAGGCCTTCAGTTAAAAAAGAGATGGAGTGTTGGGGGAACAACCGGATGGTTTTCGCTGCCAGGTTCGGTGCTGTTTTGAACAATTGCTCAAGTTCACGCATGGTTGCAGTGTTTCTACTTGAGAGAAGGTTCGCATTTACTCTCGATATAATTCTCATGGGGTTTCGATGTTTTTGTTTTTAACTTCTTGTTAAAACTGGTTTGCTAAAGCAGCATCGAACTCATCTTTCTTCACACTATTGCCTCCGCTTTGCAGGGCATCCGGTCTTTGAAAGACTCTGTTAATGAACTTTGCGTTTTTTCGGTTTCCTTCCACAGAAGCACCATTTTTCATCAGCTCTTTCATGAACGCAATTCCGAGAGTCGCCAGGACTGTACCTTCATTGCTTTGCAATGCATGGTCGAGTTGGGTCATCCCTTCATCGTCGCGAACAGTAGTGAACTGAATCACTTGTTGCTTCATCTGGTTGGTTAGCGGCACACCATAGACATGGGTCTGGCTGCCGACGAACTGCACGTATTCCTGCAGGTCTTGTTGGTCTTTTTGTTGTCTGTCCTTCTCATCTTTCAAGCGTTGCTGCTCGGCACGTTGTTCGGCTAAACTTTGTTCTTCCGCACTCTGCTCGCGCAAGCCTGCTGCGAAGGCAGCAAACTGACCATTTTTCTTTAGTGAGTCTACCATCGAAGTAATCACTTCAGGGGTAGCCTTCGGGTTAAGTTGTTTGAATTTATTCGCTACCAGGTTGTCATCATCCATTCCCATGGGTGTCTGAACAAACTCTGCGGCGATGTCCTTCAATGTTTTATTCTGAGCTTTTGCCTCCAGCACCCTTTTAACTTCAGGGTCTTTGAGAAGCTCATCTATGTGCCTGTACTGGGCAAGGGCATTATTAACCCCTTCCGTCATACGGTTAATTATCTCGGATACGACTTCGGTCTGCTCCTCGATGGTCGGAATCTCTCCATCCTCCAGTTGCAGCTCCAGTCCATGTTGCTCGTTTAAAGCGTGAAGAACGCTGGGATAAGTTTTAGGCTCATCTTCATTATCTTCTTCTTCCTCCTCTTCTTCGTCTTCGTCTTTCGGGTCATCTCCCTCTTTTTTCTGTGCGAGGGGTTTTTGTTTCTCAGGGGCGGGTTCCTCTTGTCCGGTTCCCTTTAAGAGGGCATCCAGCTCTTCAGCTGAAGTAATCTCGTGCAGCCCGCCAATCGTTGATTCAGTGGCACTGCTTTCTTGTGAAGTTTCGATGGTCATGTCTTTGACATTTAATTATTCTTTATCTCGGCACTTTTTATCCGCTCGCCTTGGGCGAGTTGACCCTGAAGTTGTGCGGCTTCAAGACGTATTCTTTCGCTGTCGTTATCGAGGTCCTTCTGCTTGAACTCCGCATCCTGCGCGAGGGCTTGATGTTCAAGTTGTAGTTTTCGCTTATTGTCTTCGATTCGCGCCATGAGTTCCGCAGCAGTAGCCTGTAATTTCTCAGTCTCTGCCTGGCCTTTGGCTTGTTCAAGCTGCATTTGCAATTGCTGGAGTTGAGCGGTTTGCTCTTCCATAGCAAGCTTGCGCTTGGTAACATTGATTTCGATTTGACGCATAATCTCGGCAAGACCGGTCTGCTTGAACATAGGGAGCATATCCTCTACTTCCATGAGACCATCCTTGATAAGCTGTGCGCTCATCATCTTGAGCTCCTGAATGGAGCGTTTGTCCGAATGCCTGTTGGTGATGTGAATCCCCCAGTCAGCAAAGGGGAAATTGGCATCGTCCAGTTTGAAGATTTGCTGCATCCGGCGCGAGTCGGTGTAATGTCCGACCACACCGTCCTTATAGGCAACCCGTGCTGCGTTTGCTACGTCGGTGAGCAATCTCTCCACGAACTCATCGTGCTCATTATAGAGATACTCGATGACCATCGAGGACATATCGATGGCTTGTTGCATGGTGGATTTACCATCGGCATACATGGTCTGACCCAGTTGCTGGCGATTGATACCCACTATCCTCCCGGCTACAGCCTCCACGTGCTCAATCATTTTGAGGATGGCGTCCATACCGGAGCCTATCGTTTCGTCGTAGGTGGGGAACTGATTAAAAGTCTTGTCGGCGCCCTCCTTAGCTCTGTCAATGAACGCTGTACCCATTTTCTTGTAGTACATGTACATTTTCAGGTTACCGGCGAAACTACCAGTATTAAAATCCGGAATCTGACTCAAGTCCATTACACTTCCGCGAACCCCGGAAAGGGCGATGAGATTTTCCTTGTGATAATGGAGTATGTCGTAGAGATTCTGTAAGTCTTCGGTCTCCCCTATCAGGGAGTAGGGTTTTATTTTACCGTTATAGGTAAGCCCGTTAAAGGAAAGGAATACCTTGGATGGCTCCGACATGGAGCGCGTAGGGTACTTGGCTTTTCCCAGGTCGACGTAAATGTCATCGCCGATTCTTACTCCTTCCCAGAGGTCCTGGATGTAGCGAACTTTTACCTGCTTTGCCCGCGAGGTAGGGAGTTCGCGAAGATTATCTTCGGAGAGAATTTTTATAAAGGGTGCATCGGGCACGTATTTATTCTCATTCTCCAGGTAAGTTATCTTTCGAATCGACTTCCACTCCACAAAGTAAACAGTGACCTTGTGGCTATCGGAAACATTCATCGTTTGGTTTATCCCGTCGTGATGACTCTCATTAATCAACTGGTCGGCCTGCGAAGGGTCTCCGAGACGATAGTAAGCATCCTTGTGGTACATGTCCACCCAGGACTCAACCTTAACCAGGTCATCGGGCTTCATCCGCTCACCAAAGAAGTCAATAACCTCGGTGGGAGTCATCGCTACCGGATGAACGGCCCAGTCACATTCATTGACCCACTTCTTATTATTGTCGGCGTGAAATAATGCATCAGGCTTGATAATGGTAGTAATGGGGTCTTCGCCAATGCGATTTACTTTTACCCGGTAATACTCCTTACCCGTGATGATTTTATTGAGCATGGACTCGGAAAGCATTCTTTCCAGGCGATGCTTAGAGAGATACTGATTCAGGAAATGCTGAACCCCAATCTCCATCTCACTCTTATGCTCTTCCTGGTAATAACGACGCAGGGCGTCGATGGCTCTTTCAGGGTCATCTTCAGAGGCAATCACACGAAAAATATCCTGAATGAGTTTGCCAGAAATATCTTCAATTTTTGATTCAATGGATTCGGTATCTGTAGAGGTTGCTGCGAATTCGAATTGTCTTTCTTCAGCTTCAGAGAGGATTCTGTTTAAGAGGGGGCGTACAAGGGGAATGTGTTTGAGGGCACCTGCGGGAAACTCTACACCGTAGGTCTTGGTGATGTGTTCGAATTGCGACTGGGTGCGTTTTCCATTGTATAACGCATACCAGTCTTCCATTTTCCGATTGACGAACAACGGACACATGGAAATAGTCCAGTCGACATTCTCCATAGCCCAGGTCTCATTCTTCTGAGACTCCGGAATGTTCTGCTTGGGCTTAAACCCATAGCCGAATGAGCGCCTTGATGCTGTACTATATGTTGCTAACATGTGGGGGTATTACAAATCACTTTAATCTTTCAATCGAATACAAGACCGCCACTGAGTGTTCGCCTGAAAACAGGCCATGCAACATCTGAAGTTTCCTCTCTTTTGGCAGCAACCTTATACATATCAGTATCTCCCATGATGGCAAGTGCTGCAGCCATCGTCTCATCGTGCTTGTTCTTATCACGACCCTCGAAACTAAAGGAGAGCATATCCCGAATGAGACTTTGGTGATAGAACTGTTGAACATTGACCCCGCCGTCCTCCATGACAAATGCCTTCAGATTATAAATCACATGGCGCTTTACCTGTTCGGGCATAGCCAGTCCATAAGTGTTGGTAGTCACCGATTCCTTCACAACAGTTTTATCCAGGCGCGGGCGTTTGTAAAGCATATGTTCATAACCCTTGGTGATGTAATGCTGGAAGATTCCGATTTTAGTATACTCGGCAAGCATCTTCGAATGGTAATACATATTGAGCTTAATGGTATTCCAATAAAACTCGGTTGCATCTTCAGTTCGCTGAGTACACTTGGCTACGAAGAAGCGCGAAGTAGTGGCTATATCGTAAAAGCGTTTAAACATGATGATAGACCCCGGGGACTTATCCTTGGAGATGCTGTCTTCGGCTGCAGAGTCAAAGGAGTCACATCCGGAGATATAGAGATGTGGGATGACCCCCGCTTTCCAATCAGCCTTGGTCCAGGCCGGGTGCTCAGCAATTTCAAATGTCCAAGGTTCTCCCTCAGCTGCAGGCTTCCATTCAACACCGGTAATCTTTCCACCACTGGTGGTGAAATCAATATTGCCTTTTTGGACAAGATTTTTTAAAACGGGATTGCGCTCAATCTCCACATAGCGCTTCTCGAGAATATCAATGGGGAAGATGCCTGAGCCATTGGTTTGAAATGCTTCCGTTGGATTGTAGGGAAACTCACTGGTCTCCTGGCGGAACAGGTCGGGGTTTTTCTTTTTCTTCTCGCGGCGCTTGTCGAGGAAGGCCTTGGCGCCGACAGCATCGCTCTCTCCGGATTTCTCATAATACCCGGTGAACTTATCGTAAGAGGCTACAAACTTGCCAATCTTCTCCCCTTCGTAGATATAAGATTTGATTCCAAATTCCTCGGGATTATTAAATATCAGCTTTGCATCGACCGACCCGCCCGTATCCATAGCACCGCCCGTGCCTATAAAGATGGGGAATGTACCTTTGATGGACCCCCTCCACCAGGAAGGCTCCGTCTTTTTGTAGCAATCTATCAGAGAGGCTGCTCCCGTCCAGGAACCCACTTCTTCGAAGACGTGGAGGTCGGGACGGGTACCCCTTGTCTTCTCAGGGTCGGAGTCATAGACTACCTTTCGAATAAACCCGGTCTCGTCAAACCACTTGAACCGGTTGGTACCAGGTTCTTTCTCCTGATAGCCGGATTGCTTGGTGGCTGTGGTATCAACCTTGGTTGAACGCCGTATCTCTTCAGGCTGCGTGTTGAGACCCAGTTGGATTTTCTCCCAGAGCAGGTTTGCAAACTTATCGGTGGAGGCAGTGACGATGGTCTCGGAGACTTCCTGGAAAGTAAACTTGTGCTCTACCAGGGTTGCCACTGAAAAGCTTTTTCCAAAGCCGCGACCTGTGATGAGAAAGAATCCCTCCTTAGCCAGCCAGGCCTCCTTGAAATCATTGAAGAGCTGCTGGTCTTCGTAGGCAAAGTAGGGATGATAAAGACCCGGGATGAGGGTCTTCATATCCAGCATGTTGATTTTCTTGAAATTGAGGTGGTAGTAGTATTCCGGGGTTACACTGAAGCCCCCGTCAGACCATCCCTGTTCGCAGCGCTCTATCTGCTCGTTCCACCACTGTTCGTAGTCTAGGGACTCGGGGTGAAAGTTGGGGATGAATCGACCCTCAAAGAATGATTTTGGTAGGACACAATCAGGTTGATTGAATATTGTTATGTGGCCCGTCCTTGCCTTGGGCTTGAATACTTTTGCCATTTTCGATGTTGTCTCGATTATATTCAGAGGCATAACTCATCTGATTATGCTCGCGCATAAGCTGAGTAAACTCCCTGTTTTTCGCTTGTAACTCCTGCAGTTTCACGGCAGACTTCTTATGAAGTTCGGCACGTTCGGTACTGTCACCGGGCAATGGTTCGATTTGAGCTCTTAGCTCGTTGTATTCTCGGTCGAGGCTTATTATCCTCTTACTTATAATTGGAAGTTGTTTCTCAATTCGCAGCTTCCGCCTGCGTATTTCTTTTCGATTCACGTGACCACTCTTTTAGTTTACGACGAATTTTTTGAATCGGTCGCCATCTTTTAGAAGCTTGTTTTCGACTATTTCTGCGTCCCATATTTAAAAAGTTTCCTCTTCTTCCTCCTCCTGAACAATAGGCTTCTCAATCCGGCTCTTGTCAATATCCCGCCTGCGTTTCTCCAACAGGGAGAGTTTGCGCTGAGCCTTAATGTCCCCGCGCGCCGTCCCCCGGACAATGGCATTCTTCAGCTCATCCCTAGCCTTGGTAATTTTGGAAAGGTCCTGCATCATCTTATTGATGATATTGAAATTGGTTACATAGGTTTTCGTACCCCGGACAACAGTCTCCTCAATCTTGATTTCGGTAATATCAATCTTCTTNTGAATCTCGTAAATTTTCTTGTTGAAAGAGCGGACNGCAGCNTCCTCNGGGANTTCGAAGGCAAGTTGATAACTNGTNACNGCNTCCTCCATNTANTTCTCATCGAAGGGGGCATCAAACTCATACTCGTATACTCCAAAGATTTCTTTTTTGGCCAGGCTGGAGACCTCACTAGGGTCAACTTTGGCAAAGGGGGCGTCCTCATCGATTTGAGAGACGATATGGATATAAGT